CCAAAGGAAAGGTCCTATATGTAAACCTTGAGTTGGACAGGGCAAGCGCTTTGCATCGATTTAAGGATGTGTACCAGGCATTAGGATTAAGGCCTAACAACATTGATAATATCGACATTTGGAACTTGCGTGGGAAGTCTGTCCCTATGGACAAATTGGCGCCTAAATTAATAAGAAGGGCGCAGAAAAAGAATTACATCTCCGTCATCATTGACCCGATTTACAAGGTGCTCACGGGTGACGAGAACAGCGCCGATCAGATGGCCCATTTCACCAATCAATTTGACAAGATATGTACTGAATTAGGTTCAAGTGTTATCTATTGTCATCATCACTCTAAAGGGACTCAAGGTGGTAAGAAGTCAATGGACCGTGCATCGGGTTCAGGCGTGTTCGCGAGGGATCCTGACGCATTAATAGACTTGGTAGAATTGGATATCACTGATGCCTTAATTAAGCAACAAGAAGGCGCGGTAGCAGCCAACATCTATGCGAATGCGATTAAACAAGTTAATTTTGATTACTTTGATGAGCATGTTGGTCTGGATGATCAGCAAAGTGTCAGCCAGATGAATACGCATGCTAAGCATGTGCTAACACCTGAATATTTACAACAAGTAGAGACTGAGATTAATAGAGCTGTGCAGAGCGTCCGTATTCGTTCCGCGTGGCGGGTAGAAGGCACATTGCGTGAGTATCCAAAGTTTGAACCAGTTAACATGTGGTTCCAGTATCCGATTCACAAAGTTGATGATACTGGTTTCTTAAAAGACATTCAGCCAGAAGGTGACACGCCGCCTTGGAAAAAGAACTTTGAAAAGAATAAGAGAAAGAGTCCGGCTGAAATTAAAAAGGAACAGAATGAATCGTTAGAAACAGCTTACGAAGCCTGCTCAATTGATGACAAAGTTACGTTAGATGCATTAGCAGAATATATGGGCATAACAGATAGAACAGTTAGGAATCGAATTAAAGGTCATGGTGGGTTTTGGATTGTAAACGGAGAAGTAGGGATAATTCCTGATAAAGAAAAGAAAGTGAAATCGTCGAAGTGAAACATTTCATTTCAGTATTTCAAAAAGTGAAATTCTCGATAATTTTCATTTCACTTAACTTTTCATTTAGTGAAAACCTCGATGTTTTCAAGATTTCATTTTGTGAAATTATCGAAGAATTTCATTTCATTTCAAAATGTGAAAACATCGATAATTTTCGAGAATTTCAGAGTGAAATGAAACACTATTATTATAAATAATAGATTTCCGTTTCACTCCCTTCGGTCAAGGAGAAAAAAAGTGGTGGGCTTACGCTCTGCCCGCCACACCATTTTTCTCTTTCCATGACAATGCAAAATTTCAAAATTAAAAGGATGAGATTAATGGCAAACGCTTTTAAAAAAAGAAGTAAAAAATTAAATGTAGCTAGAAATCTTCCGCCTTGTTATCACAAATTACCAGGACAAAAATATGACGTGAAAAAAAGTGAAGTAATTAATTGGTTGATCCAAAGACCGTCAATACTTGAATTTTTATGGGATCAATTCAAACAATCTGGTGATATTGAATATGATCCTGAAACAGGAAAATGGCAGGGAGTAGATTATGAGGAGGATGATTACAATTGTCTTTGATTGCTAATATTAAGTTGCTTTGTAAATCAAAAGGAACATCAATCCCTAATTTAGAAAAAGAACTTGGTTTTGGACGAGGAGCTATATATAACTGGGATAAAAATTCACCATCGATTGATAAAGTGCAAAAGGTAGCTAGTTATTTTGAAATATCGGTAGATCGTTTTCTACAAGAGTCTAATACACACAATAATCACAAGGATAAAAATAGAGATTTTCAAGGCATGGAAAAGATGACACACGATATTTGTATTTGGGCCGTTAAGAGAAATTTACATCTCGCTGATCCTGCAAAACAAACTTTAAAACTAGGTGAGGAATTTGGTGAACTCTGTCAAGGGTTGGCTAAAGGAAAACCAGAGCAAGTGAAGGACTCGATTGGAGATATGTTTGTTGTACTTACAATTCTAGCCATGCAACTTGGTACGAGTATTAACGAATGCACTGAACTTGCTTACCAAGAAATAAAAGACCGAAAAGGTAAGACAATTAACGGCGTGTTTGTGAAAGAAACTGATTTGAATTTATGTCCTCACGGAGACATTTGGGATGATTGCCCTGATTGCAGACATTAGGAGGTTGATTTAACATGACTGAGTTTTTTATGGCCATGATTCCACCTACAACCACACACCAGCAAAAGCAAGTAACTGTCATAAACGGTAAACCTGTTTTTTATGAACCAGATGATTTAAAGGCAGCTCGTTCAAAATTAATGGCACATCTTGGCCAACATGTTCCAGAAAAAAAGTTCACAGGACCATTGAGATTAATAGCGAAATGGTGTTTCCCTATCACTGGCGATCATCAAGACGGGGAATATAAGGATACAAAACCAGATAACGGAAATATGAATAAGTTATTGGAAGATTGCATGGAGGACCTAGGATATTATAAAAATGATGCACAGATTGCTAGTTTGATTGTTGAAAAGTTTTGGGCGAAGGTTCCAGGTATCTACATTCGAATCGAGGCGATTTGATGGACTATCAAAAATTTTTTAATGAGGTCGTAAATTGGATTAATCAGAGTAATCAAATGGCGATGAAACACGGGTTGGATAGTGACGCTTTCTGGAATTGGGTTACTTCTTCGATGGCTGAAATAAGCAGTCGATATAATAATAATCAATTAGTAATCAAGCAAATGTCCATGTTATTTGAATGGCTAGATGACGTTTACCAGAAAGGATGGAGTCAACAGCATGTATAAGGATGAAAGAGAATCTATTATTGCACAGCTGGCACTTGTTGAAGGTGTGAATAAGTCAGTGTTTGAAAATTGTTCAGATGAACAGTTAATGCAGAAAATGGAATTTTGGTACGGGGAGTGAGTTTCTTAACTTTCTCAACTATTGAAAAATATTGCGTAGTAAAGGAGTGTTATAAATGGGTGAACAAGAACAAGGAAGGTGTCAAGTTTGCGAAAAAGAAGGGATAGTGGAAAGAACATATTTTTACTATGGAATTAAATGCGAGTGCCATAGTCCCGAACATTTTGAAATAAGATGGAATTGTAAAGAATGCACACCGAAAGAACCAACGTCGACAGAAATATATATAAAACCAACTAAAAATAGATAAGTCGTAATACGAAGAAAATCTTCATAACAGTTAGCAGATAGAAAGCAGGTGAAGTTGTGAAACTTAGTGATAAACATCTTGAAGTGATAACACGTGCTGCCGCTTTAGCAGCGATTGAACATTTAGAACAAGAAAAAAAGAAACAGGAAAAATTGAAGCATGATCGTCGACTTCGAAATATAAAGCTCCTTCTTCGAAATTACCGATCTTTTGTAAAACACTGTGAAGAAATAAAAATTGAACTAAACGAACTTGATGAGATGTTCGATTTAGCAGAGTTAGCATCGGATGAGCTAAAAGTTATGTCGATCAAGAAAAGCAAAGAAAAGACATTGGCCATCGTCAAGTTTTTAAACAAAATGCTTAAGATCTATAAAATAATGTGTGTGGAAACAGGAAAGCAAGAAGATGCTAGACGATACAACACAATCTACCTTTTGCACATTTCAGAAGAGAAAAAAACAGTTGAAGAAATTAGTGCAATGCAAAAAACAGCAGTAAGAACAATTTACAATGATGTTGAAAGAGCGTGTAAAGACTTAGCAGTATTAGTTTTCGGGGTTGATGGTATACGATTTTAAGGATATTCATCATTGCAAAAACATCACATAGTTTATGCAATTAAAAGATGATAGAATGATATTATAAGAAAAATGTAAAAGGCATCAGGTCTTTAATGACAAGTTGCCTTTTTATATACAAATAGAAAATTTATCTAATTTTAAGTGCCTTTTTTTTACAAAATATGATATTATTATACAGCAACCCTAAAAGGGAAGGATGTCAGCCTTGAAGTCTGTAAAAATTATCATTTTTGGGATTGGTATATTTCTAGTTAACTACGTAGGCGGCATACCCAAAGATGCAAAGAACCTTTTTATCACACAAACTATATTTTTCGCGCCCTATCTCGTCGATTTCCATCCTTTGATTGGGATGAAAAGCAATTTAAAAATTTTGGCAAGATGCATATGGGGAGCAGGAATTTTTGTTTTTATAGCGAATATATTGGGTATAACAGGGATAATCACCATTAACGATTCAAAAGTGATTTTCGATCAATATTATGTTTCTCCGATTGAACTGGACATTGAAGTGAAAAACTATTTGCTGTTCACTGGAATAGTATATAGCACCGTATTTACTGGAACAATTACCTTAGGATATTCAATTGCTTTAAATAAACATCTTTTGAAAAAGAAAAAGACAAAGCAGGCTTTAAAGAAGAAAGAGGTAGCTAGAGAGGAGTTGGTAGAAAATGTTTCTACTCGATAATGTATTAATAATCCTTTTAGTGGCGGCTGCTTTATTTGTTTTTTTTACATTCCTAAATATCCACACATTTAGTCAGGGTTTTGTTACGACAGGGTACCTAACGGTTATCTTCTTTGAGTTATTCTTTAAGATGCCTTTCAAGGCAGTAAATATTGTCTATGATGAACGTGAAAAATTTTTGGTAAGACTTGAAAAAGAAGTAAAAATGTCAGAGGAGCATAAAGAAAAAATCAGATATATCCTTAAAAAACGTTCTAGAATTTTCTTCTCACTGTTTAGAGCCGGAGAATTTTCGTATACATCATTGATGATAAATTTAACTGAGTGGTATAAGAACAAACCCTTTCAGGTTCGAATAGAAATTGTAAAACAAAGAAAAAAAAGTTACGAAACAAAATACCTAAGCGACATGAAGAGAGATCTTGTATGCTTAGAATTTTAGAAGTTTAAAAGCATCCTTCGGGGTGCTTTTTTATTTGTCAGGAGGAGAGCGGACATGAAATGTGATAAATGTATTTGGGCTGAGAAGAGAACAGGCACGAAAACTTTCTATCCGTTTTCTGCCTGCATAATAAAGCAGAGCATTAAAGACAACATCTTGACAGCAATGGAATCTAGAATGGCAGCTTTACAAGATCATATCATCCGCGACTTTGGCGGTGGATTAGTAGGTCGCAATGAATCCTAGCGAGAAGTGAAGTACTGGAAAGAAGCTATTGAGCGCGGTAAGTTTAATTAGGAGGCGGTGAAGCATGTAGCCATGGAATGGGACAAGATAAGGCAGGAATATGAAACCAGCGAGCTGACTCTAAAGTTGTTGGCAGAAAAATATTGCATCAAGCTTGGGACATTAAAAAGTCGAAAGAGTCGCGAAGGTTGGTCAAGGGATGCAACCACGAAAAAGGTTGCATCCAAAAAGGAAAAGGTTGCATCCTCGAAAAAAGTTGCAACCGTCTATGTCGAGAATGAGGACCTGACCGAAAGGCAGCGTCTTTTTTGTTTGTATTATGTCAAAATCTTTAATGCAACTCAATCAGCCATCAAAGCAGGATATTCTCCGGATACAGCTCACGTGATTGGCCATGAAAACTTAAGGAAACCTAAAATTGCGGATGAGATTAGGCGTTTAAAGGGGAACATGACTCAAGACGTTTTCGTTGATGCCGTGGACGTTCTCCAGAAATGGATCAAGATTGCTTTCGCTGACATAACTGATTTTCTTACGTTCGGCCAAAAGGAGGTTCCTGTGATTGGGGCCTTCGGTCCACTGAAAGATGATAAAGGGCAGCCGCTAACGGAAATCATTAACTACATTGACATCAAAGAGTCAAATCAGGTAGATGGATCCATTCTTTCAGAAGTGAAGCAGGGAAGAGATGGTATATCGATTAAGCTGGCCGACAAGATGAAAGCTCTCGAGAAGCTTTCCGCCTACTTTGATTTATTCCCGGATAACTTTAAACGGCAAATCGAGGAAGAGCGCTTGAAACTAGAGCACCATAAAATTTTCGGCAGCGATCAACTGGAGGAATACGAGGATGACGGCTTTGAGGATGCTCTGAAAGGTGTAACCGAGGAGGTATGGGCCGATGATGACTCAGACGAAAGCGAAGACTAAACAGTTTTCCTTCATCGTCCAGGCGCCAAAGCGGAAAAAGCCGGCACCTTTCTCTTTTAAGCCTTTTTCACTTAAGCAGAAAAAAGTCTTAACTTGGTGGCGCGATGGTTCGCCAGTGAAAGACAAGGACGGGATTGTTTGCGACGGATCCGTTCGTGCTGGCAAAACTGTTGTCATGTCATTGTCGTATGTCATGTGGGGGATGGATTGTTTTGCCGATCAAAACTTTGGCTTGGCCGGAAAGACGATTGGGTCATTAAGGCGCAACGTGATTACCCCTTTAAAGCGGATGCTGAAATCCAGGGGCTATAAGGTTAAAGACCACCGAGCAGACAATTTCCTGACTATTTCCTACCGAGGTAAAACAAATTACTTTTTTATCTTCGGCGGAAAGGATGAATCTTCTCAGGACCTGATCCAAGGAATTACGCTTGCGGGAATGTTTTTCGATGAAGTGGCGCTGATGCCGCAATCATTTGTTAGCCAGGCTACAGCGCGTTGTTCAGTAGATGGCGCAAAGTTCTGGTTTAATTGCAATCCCGCCGGTCCGTATCACTGGTTTAAGCTTGAATTCCTGGACAAGCTGAGTGAAATGAATCTGTTGCATATTCATTTCACGATGGGTGATAATTTGTCGTTATCGGAAAAAGTGAAAGACCGATATCGCCGGATGTACAATGGAGTTTTCTTTAAACGCTTTATTCTGGGTTTGTGGGTGATGGCCGAGGGCATTATCTACGACATGTTTGATCCAGAAGTACATTCAGTGTCAACGACGGATAGACCATATACACATTACTATGTGGCGATTGACTATGGCACACAAAACCCAACTGTATTTGGTTTATGGGGAAAATATCAGGGCACGTGGTACAAAGTGAAAGAGTATCATTACGAGGGCCGCAAAGAATCCAAGCAAAGAACCGATGCAGAATACAGCCAGGATTTAAAAGTTTTCCTTGGAGACATAAAACCAAGAGGAATCATCGTGGACCCATCTGCTGCAAGCTTTATCGCGCAGCTGAGTAAAGACGGGTTTACGATTACAAAAGCGAAAAATAACGTGCAAGATGGTATTCGTAATGTTGCGACAGCATTGAGCCGAAAGCTTATCAAGTACAATGATTGCTGCAGCGAGACTTTCCGAGAGTTTTCATCTTATATCTGGGACGCAAAAGCTGCGGATCGCGGAGAGGACAAACCCGTGAAGGAAAACGATCACCATATGGATTCCGACAGATATTTCGTTAATACGATTCTGTTTGGTCGTTTAAAGGCGAAAATTAGCAATAAAAAAGCGCTTGGAATCAGATGATTTTATGCAGCAATTTCGGGAAATAATCGAATATTTAATACCAAAAACCCTTCCATATCAACGATGTATAGAAATTTGTATATCGTTTTATTTTTCGTATTTGTCTAGTGACACAAACGTTGAAACACAAAGACTTATGTATCAACGTTTGTGTCACATAGATATTAAAGAAATTAAATATGAGTATAACAGTGTCACTCATGTATCAATGTTTGTGTCATTGGACAGTATTGATTAAGCGTTGATTTATCGCGGTTTTTATTTTGTATTATTACGCATTATGATTATTTTACGTAATGATGTTGACGGTTTATGCAATTAACTGCATAAAGTTTTACCAAACATCAGCCATTAAAGCGAGGTGAGAAAATGGCGATTATACGCGACAGGGATTTAATCCCGGACCTGAACGATATACCGGTAAAACTCATTACGAGCTGCATTAAGGAGCATCAAAAAGATATTCCTAGGATGCAAAAGCTTGACGAATATTACAGAGGCAAGCACGAGATTTTAAACCGTAATATAGACAGTCAGACAGATCTGCCAAATAACAAGCTCGTCGCAAATCACGCCAAGTATATAACTGATATTGCGGTCGGATATGTTACTGGAAACCCAATCAAATACGAAGGTGATAAGATTGACGATATCATTCAAACCTATGAAGAGATTGATATTGTTTCACATGATGCGGAACTTTCAAAGAAATTATCAGTATTCGGCGGTGGTCTGGAGCTTTATTTCATGTCTAGCGACGATATACCAATTCCGAAGGTTACCGCAATCGATCCCCGCCAAATATTCCTTGTTGTAGATGATACAGTCGAATATAAGTCACTATTTGGAGTTCACTACTATGAAAAAAAGGACACGGACAATAATCCTATTGGATGGAAGGTCAATGTCTATACGAAAGATCGCATTGTCCGCTATGAGGGGAAAAGTCTGAATGACTTTGAAATTGTCGCCATCGAAGATCAGTATTTCGGAGGCGTCCCGATTGTTGAGTTTTGGAACAATGAGGAAATGCAGGGGGATTTTGAGCAACAGATTAGTTTAATAGACGCATATAACCTACTACAATCCGACAGGGTAAACGACAAAGAGCAACTGGTTGATGCTATTCTCAAGATTAAGGGAATGAGCCTTGGCGATGACGAGAAGGAAGCCTCTCAAACTATAAAACTGTTGAAAAAATACAAAGTGCTCGAGATGCCAGAGAGCGAAGCGGATGCGGATTGGCTAACGAAGCAGCTGAATGAGACCGAAGTTGAGGTTTTGAAAAAAGCAATCAAATCTGATATCCATGAATTCAGCATGGTCCCTGATTTGACAGATGAAAACTTCGCCTCGCAAGCCAGTGGAATCGCTATGAAATATAAGGTCTTCGGTCTGGAGCAATTAGCTAAAACTAAAGAGCGCTGGTTTGTTCAGGGATTGCGAGAACGCTTAAAGCTTTTTGCTAACATTTTAACAGTTAAGGGTAAATCTGTTGACGTAGCAGGAACTAAAATAACTATGACCCGAAGCTTACCAGCAAATGATCTTGAGGCATCCCAGATGATTAATAACCTAAGTGGCAAAGTATCAAATCAAACCCTAATTTCTCAACTTTCGTTCGTTCATAATGCTTCAGAGGAAAATGATAAAGTAAATGCTGAAAATGCAGATAAGGTTAAGAGAGATCAGGCAGCGTTTAGCATTCCGATGGTGAATTAGAATGAAGCATGAATCAAATGGCTACTGGGCAAAACGTGCTGATCAGCGTATGGCGTCTTATCAGCGAAATGCAGATGAGACAGTGTTCACCATTACGAAGGCTTATGATAAAGCGGTTGAAGATATCCAGTCCGAAATTGAAAAGATTTTTCTTACTTACGGGACAAACGGTCACATGGACCCACTCACGGCAAAAAAGGTTCTTAACCAAAGGATTCCTAACCCATTTCTCAGCATTGCGAAAAAGGTTTACCAAAAAGTTGAAAATGAAAAAGTTAAACGATGGATCCTCAACAGGATAAACGCTCCTGCTTATCGGGCTCGGATTACTCGCCTCGAGGCGCTGAAAGGGAGTGTTTTCCTGCAGTCCAAACTAATAGCTGATGTCGAAATAACCGCAAGTACAAAAGGCTATATGAAAACTATCAACGCCGCATATTATCGGACCCTGTTCGATTTGCAGCGCGGTCTCGGGGTCGGCTTTGATTTTGCTTCCATGCCCACCAGGACGATTGAAACTATATTAAAAAATCCATGGAGCGGCCAACAGTTTAGCAGCCGTATCTGGGATAACACCGACGTACTTGCAGGAAAAATGAATGAGGTCATAACCGCAGGATTTATGAGTGGATCTGGGTTAAGGCAGATGGTCAGTCAAATTGAGGACTTATCGACACTCGGTAAACATGCAGCCAATCGTTTGGTCCGAACAGAAACAACCTATATGGCGAATGCTGCGGAAATGGAAAGTTACGATGAAGCAGATATTGATCAGTATCAGTTTTTGGCAACTTTAGATAATCGGACATCGCCGCAATGTCAGGAGCACGATCATAAGGTCTATAAGGTATCAGAGGCAATGCCAGGAGATAACATGCCGCCGCTCCATCCATATTGCCGGTCTACCACGATTGCGTATTTTGGTCCGGATACACGGCAGAACATTATGCGCCGAGCAAGAAACCCAGAAACTGGCAAGAATGAATTGGTGCCAGCGGATATGA